AAGACGAAACGAATCAAATATTGAGATTTATTGAGAGAGAACTTGCGCTGTTGAGAGGCAGATTCGAAGAACGAGATAGGGTTTGGGGTAAAACGACCTGGATGGATGATAACAGGAGAGACTGAAATGCCAATGCCTCAGATGCCGAAAGAATTTAGCTTCAAGTATGTGATGTGGGTTCTTTGGTGCAATGCAGTAACAGTGCTAGTGACGATTCAAGGTGTTCTAGCCGCGATCACACTGGACCCAACATTAATGAGCCACGTAATCTTTCATTGGGTTAGCATAGGGAATGCGCTTTTAGTGATTGTCCTGGCGCAGATCGAGCGCAGAGGGCCAAAGGTGGAGGATCAAGACTCCGCCCCTTTAGTTCAACAACCGGAGATGAAGAAATGAGTACAAGTGTAGGTCAAGCTTTTGTAGCAATGATCGAGAGCGATCTGGCGACAGTGGGCGGTGCGCCGCTGGTGGCCTTTATACAGGCTGAAATTGCGGCGAAGGGGAACTTTGCGCTGCAGGCGGCGAATCTATTGCAGTTCCAAGCCGGAGCGCCGGCTATGGGAATCGCGTTGGGAGTTGAGCTGGAGCAACAGGTGTTGCAGCTGGCTTTGGGCAAGGTTCAAGCAGCAATCGCTGCCAAGACTTCGCCGTCGTCGACTTCCACAATTTACCCTACCACATCATGAAGCAGCTAACCTGGCAACTGGTTCGAGGGCTCGGACGAAGCTCGAGGTTGATCGGGTTTTGGGGGCTGGGGTTTTACAGCCACATCGACGTGCTCACGCCGACAGGGATGTTGCGTGGAGCACGCTCGGACTGGATTAAAGGCATACCGCCGGGGTATATGGATAGACCTTATGATTACGAACGGTGGGAGGCGCAGACACAATTTACCCTTGAGGTTTCAGAGGACCAGTACGACAAATACTGGAGGTATTCAGACAAGCAACTCTACAAGCCTTATGACTTTAGAGGGTTGATTAAGACCTTTGTCTTTGGTCGTAACTGGCGGGATGACGATTCGTGGTGGTGCTCAGAGGAGGTCGCGATGAACGGCGAAGTAGCGGGAATTTGGACACTCCCGGAGCATGTGAAAAACGTTGAACCAGGGCATTGTGCTTTTCTGCTCGCCGGGAAATCAGCAGTGATTAAGGAGATTCTATGCCGCTAGTCAATGGGTGGGCGTTGTATTCAACGCTGGAGAATACGTTCAGCCAAAACTTCGTTACGTGGAATGCAGATTTGGAGCAACTTTTGGCCTCGGCGGCTGGCTCACCAGGGGTTTATTACGTAGTCCCAGTGAGCCAGCTGGTGATGGAAGTGGTTATTACACTTCCGGGGCCGCCGACCGCAGTGACTGCGAGTTAGAGGCGCCCGCAATGGGGGAATTATAGGCGCCTACGGCCTCGTCAGTGTCGCCGTTTTTTCATCCATCTTGATTAGTCCTGCTTTTATCGCGCCAGCAACAATAGACTCGAAGTCACGAAGGAACGGAAACGCTGCGTGAATGAAGGCATAGGCCTTTGAGTAAGGAACTGGAGAGTTCTTGACCACGAAGTCAACCAAGCGTTCGGCCTGAATTGAATTCTCAGTTCGACCAATCTTGGAAAAGACTTTGGGCATATCAACTTCGAGATCTGAAATCATTTTGACTGCGAGGATCAAGTCGTCCCGCTCAATCACTAACTCGTCTCGGCATGAGGCGGCCAGGATCATGGCAAGCTTGTGTACATGGGTTTGCTTGCGGGCTAGGTAGCTCCGATACCAGTCTGGGTGGTGGGATTTTTTGAAGTTCTCTGAATGCTTCTCGTACCAGGTTTCGCCCCACTCTCTGGCTTCTTTTGATAGAACGTAAGGGCCGACAAGGTTCGTAGCTATATACTCGAGATCTGCGCGTAGCTTCTCTTGGGTCTCCTTCAGCCCTGGTGGGATGTGATAAATGGGGTAGGCGACAAGCTTGGCCTTTTCCTCTGTATAGACAAATAGACACCTGGAAGTGAACCCTCCACCGATGACGTATTCAGGGAAATTACCTGCGATCCATGAGGGCGTAGTGCAGGCAATAAGATTGATCCAGGGGTTTTCTACTTTATCGTTGCCAGAGTTTTTTGTTACCTTGGAAAAACCTCCTTGTTTAGAGTCCCAGAGAGTTACTAGTAAATCAATCATTTCACGATCAGTTGGATTAATAAGGTTGCCAAACTCACTGGACTCCAGGGTCAAAGCACACTGGGTGTGGAAATCACCTTCAACATCGAAAGATTCTGTTGAGGTTGCGAAGGCGGTTACTAGAGCAGGCCAGGTAACGATATCAGGGCCGAAGGTTACGCCAGGAACCTTGTGAAGGATATCCATTGCGATGGCTACGGTGGTGGACTTGGAGACAATACCGGGAGGGGCTACGAAAATTATATAATGGTTGCAGCACCAACGATAGTAGCCCATCGAGAGCCAGACACGTCGACGGAGAGCGCCAGCCACGGCGGCTACACCAGACCAAAAGTGCATACGTGTGGGGGCTTCGCTGAAGCCAGCATATTCAACGTAGGCAGCAAGCCAGTCAGGGTAGTTGCGAGCCATTAGCCTTTCTCCCCACTACAAATACGAGGTTTAATTACACAAGGATCTAGGTTCATGCACAGGCTCCCCAGCTTACTTCCGACGTTTTGACGCTGAACGGGATAACAAGGGGGTCTTCGTAGGGAACTGTGATATGGCCGCAGTCCTGAATTCTGCCCCGCATTTCGGGCATTGAACTAGGATACTGACCTGCGAGACTATCGTGCACTTGAAGCAACACTTGCACATCGGGCAGCGTTTCGAAGATACCCATCCAGATTTTGTTGATAACGACGCTGACGGTGGATTGGGGGACCCAAGCGATGGCTTCGGGGATGATTGAATCCACTCGGTCAAAGATGTACCAGCGATAGCCAAATCTGTTTTCAATGAAACGGGATTTGTTAACTTGATTCTTAACTCTATCATGCCAGCGTTTGATACCAGGATGCGCACCGAACCATAAGGCTTGAGCGCGTTCAACTTCTCTAACAGTCCATCCGGTATGAGCAGCCATAGTGCGTGGCTGGCCGCCGTAGTTGGTTCCATGACAAAATACCTTGGCAAATTCTCTGAGCATCTTCATAGGCGCCCGCCATGAAGGATACTTAGGATGGGTCTCAACCAGCTCAGAAAGGTCAGGAACCGTTTTGTTTTGAAGGACATAAGCGTTCATTAGATGAACGTCAACGCCTTGGTGTAGTGCAGCTTTAAGCATCGGGTCGTCGGCTTCCCAGACTACAACTTGTAGATCAGCTCGATCTAGATCTCCATCGAAGAAGGTGTGTCCTGGATCAGGTATGAACATTGATCTGAGATTGGGAAACGTATAAGGATCTCCGAGGCCGGCGGTGGGCCCTCGAGCAGCCGCTTTTCCCATAGACTTAGATTTTTCAGAAGGAACAGTCTGTAAGTTCGCTCCGCCGCCGAAAGCATTAGTGGAAGACGACAGTCGATAGGTTTTAGGCGCAGACTTACCTGATGCAGATCCTCCGATATTATAAGCACAACGCATTCGATTGTCTTCGTCAAGCGTGGCTTCGAGGAACGACGACAGGAAGATGCTAAGCGTTCGACAATCAGCGATTGCGTTGACGAGAGGTTGTAAAAGTGGTTCTCGTTTAGCGATGGTTTGGAGAGCTTCGTCATTTAAAGTGGGCCTCGCGGGTTTGCTTTTGGTCGCCCGAGTCATGATGGGGGGTTGTTTCAGATCATCGTAAAACAAAGTGTGCATTTGCTTTGGGCTGGCAGGGTTGAAATCGTGTCCAAGGAGATCGCGGATAAAAGTCCTGCGTCTCTCAATTTCTCCAGTGACTTCCACCGTAAGTTTTTCTCTCTGAATAAGGTCGATTCTAACTCCTCGCTGCATTGTCTGCAAAACGGGCCAAAATAGTTTCTGTTGGAAATCATGGACTTTCTCCAAGCCAAGTTTAGTTACCAAGTCTAATTCTACTCGACCGCCTTCGTCAGTGTAGACGCAATCCTCGCAGTTGTAGTACCAGAGTTGTTCTTCACCTAGACGTTTGTCCCAATTTTTCCCTTCGTCCTTCCAATAAACGTAATAATTACAGTACATCGACGCCTGAAAGGCTAAAGACTTTGGCAAGTCGGAGAAGATCGAGTGCTGGGAGATCATACAATCTTGTACTACGTTCGGTACAAAGTGCCAGTGACGCCATGTGTATTGAGAGTCGTATAGAATGTTTTGACCTACAACTTGAGCGTTAGGATGGCAGAGGACTTTCTGTAGCAGCCATACTATTTCTCCTTCGTGTTCAGCGTTCCAGTATCCGTCTCTGGACTCGACGCACATGAAGGGGATGCAGATGGCGTCGGTGAGGGACCAACTGAGCCCGGCGCAGGCGATGTGGCCTGAGCGGGTTTCGAGGTCGAAGGACAGGCGCTGGGAGGCAATGGCCAAGGATCCCAGTAGGGACGTGAGAACTCCTTTGGCCTGATCAAATGTTGGACGAATGATGAATTTCCAATCGGGCTTCGGATACGGGATGCCAGAGCGGAATCGAGCAGCTCGTCGAAGGTCTTGGACTGTGGTGGCTCGCCAGGACCACTCGCGGAGGACGGCATCTGGGTGGTAGGTGGGGATAACCTTCGTCGGTGGTCCCAGGTCAGAAGAATAGAGCATACTACCACGCCATTTTGTAATTCCACTAATTCCCGTGAGAGCCCATAAAGACGTATTGCCGAGCGCCACAATAACCTGAGGCTTGACCATCTCGATTTCTTTACGAAGGAGCTCGACACCAGTACGGACTGGCTCGAGTACATATCTTCCTCGAAGTAGATGGTGCTTTGCTGTAACATCTTTCTTGGCCTTTGCAATGAAGTGGTTAATGTCGTTGCCTAGTGGTCGCTCTCTGACGACATTGGTGATAAAGCATTCGCTTCGAGAGATTCCTGCTTCACCGAGCATTTTGTTTAGCTCTTGCCCCGAAACGCCCTGGAAGGGCCGCCCGAGGCGTTCCTCGTTGTAGCCAGGGGCTTCACCGACGATCATAAGGTTGGCGGGGATGGGGCCTTCTGGGCGGCAGATCATTTAAGCTCCCCTAATCTCTTAACAGCGATGCCGTAGGCTACTTCGTCCAGCTCAATTCCTGTCGCCGCAATCTTCAACCCATGAGCAGCCGGAAAAATGGTACCACTACCACAAAATGGATCAAGAGCCCGATCCCCAGGCCGGCAGGAGCGAGACAGTAAATCGCAATAAAGGTCAATAGGTTTCTGAGCAGCCCAACCAAGGTTGTTATCACTGCGATACTCCACTACATCAGGTGCAAGACGAAGGGTTGGCCGCCCATTTTTGATGGCGTAGAGGCAGAGTTGATAACGCCGGTGCGGCCCGTGCTGAGGCCAGGGGGCACGTTGACTGGAAGGGTTGTGCCAGACTAAGGGAGTACGAAAACATTGCCAACCAGCAGTAGCCATAAGCCCACGTAGCTCGATGAAATTATCAATATCACAGAAGCAGTAAAGATGCGCTTGCGGTTTGGTGACTGCAAAGCTAAGCTGGCTGAAATAAGCCATAAGAGTGCGCCAAGTAGCTAGAGAATCATCATAAATGTGCCCAGCAGCATTTGCTTTACCTCCTGAGTCGTTGAAATTTTGGGCGTCAATGCCATAAGGCGGGTCAGTGAGGATAACGTCGAAGGTTTCTTGCGCACCTATCATAACAGTTAAAACATCTAAGCAGTTTCCTCGAATTAAACTATGATCTTTTGAGCTAAACGTTCGGCCAACCGCTTCTCCCAGAGCAACATTACGCTTGGCTTCCTCTTTGCGCTTGATGACTTTAAACCCTTCAGTCTGGGTCTTGGCCGCAGCAACTTCAGGATCGCTAAGGTATCTGGCGAGAATAAGCTCTTCGCGAACCGCCTTTTGGGCTGCATTGGGGTGCTGGTCGGGGCGCAGGGTGGCTGCGAGGTCCAAAGTGGTGGGCGGCGGGAGGCTCGCGGCCGCGGCTTGGGCGGTACGCAAGACTTCGAGTTTGGCGGTGATTTCACAACGTTCCTGCCATGAGAGATCAACTCGACAGATGTTTTCTTCAAGTTCAGCCTCCATTGCTTCAAGAGGGGAAAGTTCTTCGAGAAGGGTGCAAGGAAAGTAACCCTCGGGAACGTTCTTGCCGTCGCACATTACTGAATCATTGCTCATCCAAAGAGTTTCAATGGCTTTCATCCTGCGCTCACCGGCGACAAGGTAGAGGGCTCCGTCGAGATAGCGGACTACTATGGGATGAAGCAAGCCGACTTTGGCAATTGAACTAGCAAGGTCAAGAAGAGCAGCAGAGTCAATTTCTTTGCGCTGGCGATTAGGTAAAATAATAATGGTTTCAGCTTTTATAGGGCGCATTTTAGTCCTTCGGGGTAGTGGACTGCTAAAAAACGAGGCGGTTGGCAGTCCCGCCTCAAGGTTCAGGGAGGGAAGGGAAACCTCCCTGAGGGGAGCCTAGGCTTTTGCTACGCTATCCACTTCGTCGTAAAACTCGCCCTGGTAAGAGCGATGCTTAATCTTGACTCTGATTTGCCGTCCAACCATCTGACGGATCGAGAAGGGCTCTCCAGGGTTGTTCATCCCCAAGGCTTCGCGATACCGCCGTAGATTGCCGTTCTTGCCTGTTGACCAGTCGATAGACTTGCCATCATCCTTCATGTCAAGCATGATGCCAGGGGTTAAGATGATCTTTTCAACACTGTCAACAGGAGTGCCATTGGAGTCCTTGAGGACACCCGGATAAGCAGACATGTCTATTTCGATCTTAAGATCAATCGCAATCCCAGACTTGACCTTGGCATCGGGCTTGTTGGAGGTCCAAGAACGAGCTACTGCGTCGGCAATAGTACCGACGAAATCAGAACCAGCGGGTAACGGTGGGCGCTTTGTGAGAGCTTCAGTTGTAGTAGAATCGAGATAGGCTGAAGGGTCGAATGAACTTGATTCATCGTTCATGAGAAAGTTCCTGTATCGTGAGGTAATGAATGAATGAATGGATGGATGAATGAGTATATCGCTAGGTCTTGACTTTGTTGGTAAAGGCACCTCCGCGGCTGAGCCACTTGGCTGTAATAGGGGTAAAATTTGGGTCGAGATGGTCTTTGATTGGAAGGTTACGGGTCTTGAGGTCGGCCTGGGAGTTAGCGGTAGACCAGAAGAATTTGTCACCCTCGCGCGAAGTTAGAATTACGTCACTGAACATCGGGGGAATCTTAGGTGCGAGCTTGACGCCAAGGGTAGCTACGGTAAGCTTTACGCCGCCGAGGACTTGATCTATTTCACGTTCGACGTGAGAAGTAAGGACGAAATGACACTTACAACCATCAGTAAGCTGGCGAATCAGTTTCTCAATTTGATCCATCGCAATACCCCAGTCACTTTGCGACTTAACTGGTTTGCCGCCCACAACAAGGCTGAGAG